CTGAGCAAGCAAGTGATAGCAGTGAGCCATGCCTGCCACGAACTGCTCATCATGATCCGTCACAGTTTCATCTCCGCCTGCAACAGCTTCGACATCGTAGCCTGCGCCATCAAAGCAGACTCGATAACCCGCAACTTAGTGCGAACCCTATTCACCTGCGCCTTCGCAATATCCCGTTCAAACCGGATATCAGCACACTTCAGCTTCGCGTGCGCTTGCCGTTCAGCGACAGACCCAGACTCCGAAAGAAACGCACTTGCCTCAGCCGTGTCCAAATCCTTTTCAGCCTGAGCCAGGTTAGCCTCCGCAGCATACAAAGCCTCAACACCCTTCTTGTTCTCAGAAGTCAGCTCCGCAATCTCCTGAACTATCTCCGATACCATCACAAACCATCACCAACCTTCTGCATAATTCAACCCTCCAAAACTCACTTAGTACTGGATCGTTTAGTTGCTGTGCTTCCAGGTACGCTTGTGTCAGCTCCGTCACGCTCGCCAGCAGGGGCAAGTTGTTCCGCATAAGCCTTCACCTGTTCTAACACTTCGAGGGGCGCACCAGCTTTCGATGCTTCCCCCCATAGTAAGCGTAGGCGGTCTTTATCTGTCAGGAGTTTTGCTTCAGCAACCCAGTCGCGGGCCTTCTCAGCTTGCTCGAACCGTTGCACCTTCTCCATCTCCTCACGGGACGCACGCTTGTTCCCTGAGTACCCTGCATTAGCTAACGCGCGGCCTATCGAACTTGTTTCGCACACCTCGAGGGCCGAGCTTTGCTGAGGCCCACTAGCGCTATCCACCTCATAGGCCAAACCTGTGGCCTTAGGGCAAGCGCGCTCCAAATCCTCACCAGAGAAGAACACAAGCGACTTCACCACCCACAGCTTCTCAAGCCGATACTCAGGCAGGGTTTCATTCTCAGTGATGATTCTGCCGTCAGGGTGATCCGCATAAAAGCGTTTTATACGCTCCTCAACAGTTTCATAATCTGCCAGATTGAACCTAGCCATCAGCCCACCAACTTTGCATCGCGACCGATATTGGCAGCCTTTTGGAACTTGGCTTTAGTAGCGTAGGCGCGCCTCATGTTCCGATTGTCACCCTTAACCGGAACAAAATAACCAAGCTCCACAAAATCGGCCCACAGGTTAGGTGACAACCTCAAGAACTCACGATTGGAGTCCTTCATAATTGCTTCCGCCCACCTATCCAACCTGACCTTCAACACAAAGTTTCTGCCATCAATTTCACTCAGCTTACGCTTTACAGAATCTAGTTCAGCGATCACATCCTTAGTGCCATCGAACACAGCCTCAATAGCCGTCAGCCTAATGACCTCGCTGCGCGAATCAGATAAATCCGCTTTTGCTTTCTTGAGAGTTGCTTTCAACTCAGCAACCTCAGCCTCGAGGTTCTCAAAGCTTCTCGCTTCAGCCCTCGCTCCATACTTTCCCTTAGCCATCACTTACCAACCTTCTGAGCCAAAATGCGCCCCTCAAGTTTCCAATAATCACGCCACGACTCATGAGGCTGCGAACCACTCCGCAAATCCTCCACATACTTAGTGGCAACCTTCAACAGGTTCTCATCCTTCTTATCCATGATTCACCCTTTCCCATAGTTGTTCAGCTGTGTCACGCAATAGCTCAATCATGCCCTCATCCCGTTCCATCCACAAGCTCTGTGGCTCAAACCATGCCGGGGCGAAAACCCCATCCACTTCAATCCGCATCATCCACGCAAACAAACACCGTTCAGCACCCGTCACATGCAACTGCCATTGCACCTGCCTGCGGTACTGAATGGGGATAACACCGTCAGCCCAATCCTTCCCTGTGGTCTTTATCTCAGCAATCATGGTGTGATCCGGTGACAACCCGTCAGGGGTAGCGAGGTGGTGAGGGAACTTATCGTTCCTGATAAGCCACTCATTAGGGAGAATCCCAAACTTCGTGTGAACAGTCCTCGCAATCACAGGCTCATAATCCCTACCAAAAGCCATGTAAGGGTTATCAGGGATCCGTGTGTCATCCACATACTCTGCCACCGCCTGCTTGAAACCTGCAGGTGTCGCAGCCTTCGCAACCTGTGTAGCCGTCACCCCACCCCTGCGAGCCAACAACCAGCCCTGAGGGAAATAGTGTTTATTAGCCATGAACCGTTCAGCTGTAATCACCGCGCACCCACCTTCCTTTAGCAACCTCGTAGGCTGCGTTTACTGTGAACTCATCGAGGGCCGAAACCGCTGCGGTCACTTCCCTGTGAGCTTTTTCCCACACATACCCGCTGTCAGACATTGCGCAATTCCACCCTTCAAGGATTAGGTCAGCTAACCCCTCCACTGTCATTGTTTCCAAAACTGTTTCCCCTCCGTTACGATAACTGTATGAGCAACCACAGACAGTCCCCACATCACAAACTGCGTGACGCTATAGACAGTGCAGGTGGTGTGCCCTGCATGGACTGCCCTGATGTGTTCTTCCCCGAGGACTTCCCTGACAAACAAACCAGGGAGTATGCCATCAAGGTGGCCCGCAAACTTTGCAACCAGTGCCCTATCAAGGAACAATGTTTTGCCTACGCTACTGAAGCAGATGAGCGTTATGGGGTGTGGGCTGGAACTCTCCCATCGGAGCGTTAGCCATCTTCCTCAATGTCCTCGAACTGTGTGGCAATCGCCCAAGCGTTCAAATGTAACCGCAGCGTGTAAGCCTGAGTCCGAGTCAAAGACAAAGTGCCAGGTTCCTCCATCGCCCACACATCATCCCGCAACCGCACATTCACATCACGCCCATCAGACTTCAAATCCATCATGCTTGCACCCCTTCCAGCTCAACCCTCACCGGTGACCGCAACCACTTCCTCACAGTCCTCACCGGCATATCAAACATGTTCGCAATCTCAGGCACTTCCACCCCAAGGTTGTCCAAACGGATCGCCCGCAACTGGCAGCGGGCCAACACCTGTGAAGCATAAGTGACAGCAACATCAAGCTCATCACCCAAAGACCGCACCTCATGCTGTGTCAGCGCAGAAAGTTTCTGTTCCTCAACCTCAGCAGACAGTTCTTCCATCAGCTCAGGTGTTATCTCATCCAATGTAATTTCCATTAGTCATTCCCTTTCAGTAGTTTCATCGAAGCCCAGGCAACCAAACCCAAGCCAATAAGCGAGGCACCATTGATAGGTGCCAGCGGGTCAATCATCCCTGGCGCGAACAGAAACCCTGCACCCACCACCATCAACACCCAGCCCATCAGAGTGCCCCCACCAAAAGTGCAACACTTCCCACAAGTGCAACACCGACCAAAGCAATACCGATAAGCAACCAGCCCGTCACATACTGTGAGGAACGCTTCCGCTTGCGGAGGTCACGCCTCAACACCTCGGACACCTGCAAAGCAACATGCTCACTAGCAGGCTTAGGGCCACCGCGCCACGCCTTCAACGCAGCGTCCATCATTTGTTCATCGGTCATGATGAGCCAGCGCGCCTCATCAGATAGGGCATGCCGGTGCATGTGATCCCATTCCACAATCTCGCGCAGTCGCGGGTCATGGATGTCTTGCAGTTCTATCTCTAGGTTCTTGAAAAAGCCCATTAGTTTTCCCTTCCTTTAGGCAATAACAAAACCGTACACCGATATACACAGTTTCCGCAACATTTACTAACACCGGCGTGTATAGTAGTGCCCATGATGAACCCAGGAAACTACGATCTAGACTCCATGAGCCTGCAACAACTCGCAGACCTTCGAGAGTGGCAACTGGAACGCCTAGAAAAGGTCACCACAGCCCTCAGGAGCCGTGTACAGACCGAATATGAGGACACCGCGAACATCAAGGCGCTCGCTAAAAAAGCGGGCGTTACAAGGCGAACAATCTACGCCTGGCTTGGTCAGTAACTACTGGCAGGAATCGCACTGCAGTAAATCCATCGGATCTACCGGCACGTCATAATCTGCCACACGCTCGACAGCGTCCAGGTGTGCCATTACTTCTCAGCCTTGTCATACTGCAACACGGATGTCAGCAGGGACATGACACCGGCAAGCGCGGCCACACTACCCACGTTCGCCCAATCCACATCAAACAGGCCCACAGCTCCCACAGAAATTGTTGCAATAGCAACCTGCGCCACAGTCTTAATCGCACGCTCTCCCGCATACGCCCAATAAGCTTTCAATTTATCCATCAGGGTTCTCCTCTTTTCCATGAAACGATTTATCCTCCCACACAGCACCAAACACATAGGAAGTGAGTATCAAGGTTACCAGGGCAACACCGCCCGTAACCAAATCACCTGCACCCACTTTGTCTTGCCACACAGAAATGATGGAAGCAATGAGCATGATGACCCCAAGCCCGAAGCCTGCGAAAATGTAGCGCCTGCGAATAGCCCAAGAAGGTTTCACCTGGTCATCACCGCGATCAGGGGGGACACTATGGCAGCTAGGAAACCGAACCCACCGATGGCTTGCCACATCCGCATCTCCAGTTTACGGATTCGCGCCTCGTGATCGTCAATCTTGTCCTCCGAGTCGGGGAGGCTGTTAGCAATCTTTTCGAGTAGCCG